CTGTAGCCGTAGAGCATCATGTCTTCGTGTTTTTGCTTTAAGATCAACTCTTCCATCGAGATTCCACCCGGTTAAAGGACCCCGCCTTCTATCACGGTGACTTCCCCTCGTCAAGGTTATGATTCTACCGGCTCATAATTCATAATGAGCAGCTCGTTTACGAATTTCTTTCTGTTGGCCCCGGCCGCCGAATAGGACGTTGGAACCTGCTCGATGTGGAACCCCCGGAAGAGATCCCGGATGTGATCCACATCGTTGATCGACAGGATAAACTTGCCGGAAATGCTGGCCAGGATGTCCCGGAGCTTCATGAAATCGGTCCGATCAAAGATGCCGTCCCCGTAGTAGTCTTCGCAGCCGTAATATGGCGGATCGATGTAGAAGAACGTGTCCGGCTTGTCGAAGCGGGCAAAGACCTCTGCGTAGGATCGATGCTCGATGTAGACCCGCGCCAGGCGAAGATGGACCGCAGACAACTCCTCTTCAATTCGCAGGAGGTTGAGGCGGGGCTTCGAGGTTGTGGCGATGGAAAAGGACGGGTCCTTAATCCTGGCCGCATAGCCCAGCTTGAGGAGGTAGTAAAACCGGACCGCCCGCTGAATATCCGTCAGGCTCTCCGGCACCTCCTTGCGAAAACGGTAGAATTCATCACGCGAGACCAGAACCCATTTGAAATACCGGATGAACTCCTCCAGATGGTGTTTTACCACCCGGTACAGGGTCACCAAATCCAGGTTGATATCGTTGATGATTTCCACGTCCGAAACGCTTTCTTCTTTCTTGAATAACAGCCAGGCAGCGCCCGCGGAGACTTCCACGTAGCATTTGTGCTCCGGTATTTTCGGAATGATTTTCCTGGCCAATAACGACTTTCCACCCATGTACGCTAAAAAACTGTTCATCTTGTCGGTCCTCCCCGAAATTGATTTATGGGAGTAACCCTGCTATATGTCCTTCGGTTTCACTGTGCGGATGGTAGCGGGTTATCCCGTCGGGCGTCTTCTTCGCCTGGTCTGGGGAGGGCCAACTCCCTGGAATACTGTCCGCCTTTTATCTAAATGGTGGTGCGCTTTGCGCACGTCTATGTTAAGGTCCTTTACCCACTGCCCTATCGGGCAGCGGGTCAGAACACAGGAACCAGGTTTCAGGGCACAAGTACTGCGCGCGCGCCGACACTCCAATTGTTGGCGGACGGGGCGTTACCGAGGGTGAGCGCCCCCGGGGCCTGCGCCCCGATACCACAATCACCACCGCGAAGAGCAATGCGTTCAGAAGTAAGGTCAAACCAGAACCCCTGGCCATCAAAGCCGCCTGTTCCCGCCGTTACGGTGCTGGCCGGAATGCCATGTAACTTTAGTGCGGATTCCGAACGGTAGGTCGCTGCCGATTGTCCCGAAGTGCAGCCCGTAATCGAAAGGCCCGTGGCAGTAAAGCTGGTATGTCCATACCCGTCGCTCGCCGCCGTCCACGGGTTGACAGTCTTACCCGCCGTATAAATGGCCCCACCATTAAGCCTCAGTCCATCGGTGAATTCCAAGCGATTGCCGCAAAAATCACTAATTGGAATATCCCAAAACTTCCCGCCGCCTCCCGTCACTGATGCCCCGTAAGAAGCGCTCTGGTAGGCGTCCAGGATGCCGATGTCATTGGCATCGAGGTGCCACTGCGGAATGTGGTTCGACGCATCATTATAGCCGTTCGTGTTGCCGCGTAGCAGCCATCGGTTGATCCTTGTCCAGATCCACAATTCGAACCAGTGGGCGTCCGTCATCAGACCGCCTTTGCCTGCCCAGCCGGTCCCTGCGGCAGCTCCGGCAAAGCCTCCGAAGGCGAAGCGGGATTTGAGGTAAGTTCTGAAATGCTCAATGGTCTGACTCACCATCGGAGCGACCCCTGGCTGGGAAACGTATGCCTTCTTATTCACATCTGTGCCGTTGCACGTTGCTCCGATAGCGGATGAGGTTGCCGTGGGCGAGGAACAAAGGTACATATCAACCCAATAACCGCCCATTGAAATAATCTCGTAATCGGTATTAAGCACCCACCCGGCCTGAATATCATCGGGATGAAACCAATCATTCGTCGTACCAGAAGGCGTCGCAACGGCAGCCGTCGATGTTAACGCCCGGCAGGCCCTAAAGGGCGGGATCCATTTCATCACGCTTTCGTTTCCATCACAGTCAACATAGACGTCCAGTCGTGTATCGAATTGCATGATCTTTTCCAAAATCCACAAACTTTTTCGCTTTCCCATATAGCTCTCCTTTCTTACTCAGGCAGTCCGAAGGTTTTTATCTCTACCATCTCCAAGTCGAGAGGAACCGCTTCGGTGATAACATTTTGACTCTCCAGAATATTCTCGATGGTTATCGAATATTCCTCTCCTGTTTTCGGCGCTCTTTCCGTCAACCACTCTATTCCACCGGGAACAACTCGCCACTCGATATCCTGCCGGTAATTCTGCCAGGACTGACCTACCTGAGCAATTCTACCGCCCTCGGCATCTATGGCATCAATGGCGCTTTCTCCCCTCATGCTGTAAATGACGTTTGAAACAGGCGATGCTATAGACCCCTGGTCGATCTGCCGTGTCTTAGGTGGCGGCAGCATCATTTCCGCTAATTGCCAGAACATGTCTTGTTTGGGGTTAATGGCAATATGCAGGTTATCATCAAGATATACCCTCACCATTTGACCTTGTAATGACGTCATGTCCGCATCTTGCATTGCCACGACGCCCCGTGAACACTGAAAGGATTCGACAATAATTTTCGGTCCTTCAAATTTAATCATATTGACACCTCCATTAGATAACGGCCGACAACTCATAATCGGCCAATATACCGGCAATCCCGGAGTTATAGACGACGGCGGTGTTTGTCGATTTAACATAAACGATCTCTCCGACGCGCCCGAGGCCTGGTAATTCCTTCGGAAGAACCTTTATTAAATAAGAGGTGTCACCCTTGCTGTGGGTAATCGTGACGCCATCTTCGCCGTTCAGAGTAATCGCACCGCTCATCAGCACCTCTCCGTTCGACCCGGCAACCGCCGATGGCCAGGCAGACTTTTCAACTCCTCCCAGCGTCAGCTTATCAAAATGTCCATTGAGCCATGCCAGAAGCGCAGTACCGAGAGAATGCGTACTGTCAGCAGCAGGTTTCACATCGAAGGCATTCTCGAACAGAGTTTGCAGCTTTATCTTCTTCGTCAATGTGGCACTGGTGTCTACTACCGGGAGAATATCGTCAACCGCCGGTGTCGTCAGTTCGCTTAATTCCGAAATTTTCTTGTCAGCCATTGCTCACCAACTCCTTTCGTTTAATTGTTTCGGCAGCCAGCATGTTGAAAATATCCTGGCGCTTTATTGTTTCATCACGCATCGAACAGATCGCATCTGTTTGACCCCGGTTGGTCTGAGCTATTTCAACCTGCATGATAGGCAGCCAGGCGATAGCGCAACGCCATTCGTCTATCTCCTTCTCCGACTGGGGATCCTTTCCGACCAGTTTTGTAAACCAGGCACAGCGCATCAGGACATTGTCCTTAATTTCTTCGCATTTGCTACCGAGAGGGCATGATATTTTGGTTTCAATCATATAGACTCCTTTCGTTTTCTAATCTTTAATGGCGACGATCACGTCAATATACTTGGGCGCGAAGGCGGTGGGAGAAGTGCTGCTCGTGTTGCCCGTTCCGCCCGCTCCGGTCGTCAAGCTTCCACTTGCGGCTCCCGTGCTGCCACTTCCACTTCCGCTTCCGGAAAACGCATGACTGTGGGAATCATAGGAAACTCCGGACGACACAGCGGTGGCAGCAAACCATGTCGTTCCGCCGCTTGCGCCTCCCGTGCTACCCGATACTGTTACCGATACGGTCACCCCGCCATGAGTATGAGCAGCCCCTTCGTGGGTATGGCTCGGTCCGGCGTGCACATGGGCAGTCGAAGGCGGTGAACTGAGGTCATGGGTTCCGCCGGATCCTCCCCCCACGCCGGAAACAACCCGTAGGGCTTTGTCATTGTTGGATGTATCTTTGGTCCAGCCTGTAGGCGGTGCCGCTTGGTAAAAGAGCATCTTTGTACCCGCAGCAAAATAACTCGTTAAATGACCGAGGTTTGCCGTCTCCAGGCTACCTATTTCTATCCAGGCTGTATTCGCCCCGTTGCGCATCTTGAGCTTGTCCGTAGTCGTATCGGGCCAAAACATGTAAGCATAGGTAACTGCCGGTTCCGCCGGGCCGCTGTTGTTCGTTACGATAGCCTGCAACGCGGAATTAATATCTGATCGTACTGCTGCTCCGGTGCCGTTCGCGATGACATAATCGTGTTGGCTCATGACGTTATTTCACCTCCATAACCCAGGGCAGACCAATCGATGGATCGCTCCACGCTGCTGCCCACACTATTCTTTATAACAATGTCGAATCCTTGCCGGGTTTGGCTGGACAGGGTGTGATAGTCTCCCGACTCCATGTCATTTATGGTAAGGCCGATGGCTGGCTGTCCCTTGAAAGGCGTGGTAAATACAATTGATTTACCGCCAACGGGGATAACCACAGACTGTCCACGTTCAGACCTGTCCGGCATATCGATCAAAGCCGAAAGGGCCGAAATTCCAATGTTATAATTAGTATTTTCCGTGTAAGCCTCGATTTTGAATTGGTAGGCTCGCGCCTGCAGATCGATGATTACGAACTCCAGCCAATCGCTCCACGTCGGAGTCCCTGCCGGGTCATCCGGCGTCGTCCGGACAAAAAACCGAGTATGGGTATATTCCGTAGGCGCGCCATCAAAGCCTGTCCAATCATCTATGTTCAGATCCCGCAGGTCTATTTCATCTCCAAGTGCGAAACCGGATTGCTCGATCTGCGCCGTCAGACGACTCTTATAAACAGCACCTAAATCATAATACGTTGAGAACAAATATGTTCCGGACGCACACACCGCAGGGCTGCCCACGAGATCAAGACCTCCATAGCCATAGGGTTCTTCATATTCTTCCGAGACAAAATCGCTGCCGTCTTCCGCATCGAGACCGTTGCTTGACTCATCCAACAGCCGCCAAGAAACAGCGCATATCTCCGTCAGGATGTTATCCCCGTCTTCCAGAAGGATGTGATCATCGTCGCCTTGCAGCATAAGGATGTTTTCATCGACAATCATGTTCGTCTTGCTTCCCGTGAAACCGGGGTGCTCTTCCTGCGCAGCCACATAATTCATGGAAAGGATGTCCGACATATTTGTCACTGCCATTGCCGCCGTTTCACTGTAATTACCTGACGAATCTACGGCTTTTGCCATATATGTGCCGGACATAAGGGTTACGGTGACACCCGTCGAAGCGCCCGATGCAGAGGCGATTTCGATGCCGCATTCCCAGGATGTGCCAGTCATGACGTTGGAAAATCTAATCTTAACATGTCCGCCGTGAATAACATCCATTTCCTCGCTACGCTGCCATTGCAGGTGCGCCTGGCCACCCATTGGGCGCACAATAAACGATTGAATATCTGCCGGAGGGGTCGTAAGTCCCGACAAGCTTTGATTTGTCAGGACGCTATAGGCGGATGAGACTCCCATCGTATTAATCGATCTCACCCTAAAATCATACTTGCCGGGAGCTAAATCATCAATATTGCCTTGCCTTGCCTTTGTTGCCGTCGCATACGTCCAGGAGCTGTCAGCAGAAAGCTTAAACTCGACTTCATAAGAGGCGACAAAGGCGTCCCGTGGTGCTTCCCACGATACGATTGCCCTGGTTTGCACGCCCTTGCCGGACATGGTGTAATAAAGCTCCTCGGAGATCCGGACGTTAACCGGGGGAGATGCTATAGTCATATCAGGCAGATTGGTGTTCGGCGTGGCATCCACGACTTGGATTGTTCCATAATCGTAAGATGTCTCATCGTATTCGATGGCAGTTATTTCGACTTCGTCATCGTTTCTGAGAGAAATCCTCAAGATCCTGAAATTCTTGGCCGCCCATCCCGGTGTGGAATGAGTGATCGGAACCACATTGCCCACCTCGCAACGCATCCCCACAATAAAGGCCCTAAACTGACATGCTATCTGTTGTCGGGATTGATTCAATGCGATAGTGGCAAGCTGCCGCGCCGTATTGATATCCGCAGTGAACGGCAGATCTATCGTCTTTTCCAGGAGCACGCCATTATCCAGCGCCCGTAAAACAGTCGACTCTACTGATGTTTTATCAGCCTGCCATGATGCGTCGGGATTGAAAAAATTGACCCGCAAACGGTTGTAGGTGTTTTTCTTGCTGCCGCCGGAGATCCGCCAGGACCCGGTGATATTGTCCTCATTAAACTCAAAACTGGTTGCCGCCTCCGGTTTATCAATGAGGAGTTTATAAATGCCTCCGGTAAAGACAAGCCAGCCCCGGCACGATGTCAATAACTTGCCGACTATAGACAGGGGCGTATCATCAATATCCACAATGCCGTCGCAGGTATAGCGGTCCTGTGTAACCGCGCCCACGGTAACATCCTCTTCGCAGTAATTGGCGGCAGAAATTATAGAGGCGTCGGGAACCAAAGCTGTATCAAGGCCCCTTCCGTAACGGGCATTAGTCACGTAATCACGGATACAAAGCGGCGGATTGCGGCTGAACTTGGTCGTGGCATCGCGCGGGTCGTAAACGGTGCGCCCGTCCACATCGGCCGTGATGATTGGAAGGCCGCCACTAAAAACGTCCTGATCCCACTTTAGACAGGCATAAATATAGGCGACGCCCCGGAGTCGATGATTTTCTGTCCACTTGGAAGTAGCAGACATGAGGTTGGTATCAGCGGCCTGGTCATCAGCCCCAAGATGCTTGTAAATATCTACATAACCGGTATATTTAGCATCCGTGGAGGCCACATCGTTTAGATAAACGGTATTGATGGCCGATATCGGCCCTTCGCACAGGACAATGACTAAGTGCAGATACTCGTTGGAATCTCCCGTAACCTCAATAAATACTATGGTTCCACCTACCAAACGGGACCCGTAAATAACAGGGATCGGCTCGTTATTGCTCTGTTTGTTAAGCAGGTAACCCTGTGCGTTCTGAAATGCGGAAGCTTCGTATGTGGGCAGTTGCGCCTGCGCTTGGGATTGAGAACTGCCAAATACCGCGTTGGCAGCCAGATTGCCGAGAATGGAGACGCCCATCGCAACGGTTGCACCAATCATATTGGCGCTGATCGTGACCCCGGCAACGACAACAGCGCCAATTGCGCTGGCGGCCCAAGCTCCAGCCGCCATTGCTCCGACAGCGACGATTACGGGCGGCATAAGGGGAGCCTCCACACGGAATAGGGTTTGTCCTGTAAATCTTGCAAAGGAAACATCGAAACGCCATGCTCTGGAAAGGCAGACATCGCATTATTGCCGAGGCAGATATGGACCATCTCCCACTTGGGGTCTTCCACAATCAGGAGGTCTCCGGTTTGCTCAAATCCCTTTTTAATCTGAATAAATCCGGCATCTTTTAAGATGTTCAGCAGGCTGCCGGGAACGCGACGGCGAAACAGAAACGCTCCTAACAATGAAGAGTAGCGTCCACGGATCTGGGTGGCCAGTTTGGTATCATGGACGGCATCTATCGCCTCCAGGGCGAAAACATTGCAATCACATTGCCCCCAGGCAAAGGACCGCCCCCGGTTAGCCTCGAAAAAACGTATTAATTTAATTTCCTGCTTCGGCGTCATTTCCGCCCCCAGGTGATATCCTTGACAATTTCACTGGCATATTGAAAACCGAGATCGCCGGGGAAAAATATCTGCTGTTCTTCGTGGTTTGTATGCCGCCCCGCTTTTCGCTCAAAATCAACCCAGATATTCGTAGCCGACACCGTGACTACACAAGAACCGTCTTCAGGATTTTCCTCGATTCCCGGCTCATCCATCCGCCCTTCAAAGATCAAGACCGGATCGGAAATAATGGCCATATTTGCATAGGGCTCTTCATCTTCCTCCCAGACGAGATCTTCCCCGGCTTCCGTATCAAGACCATTGTCCGACTCATCATTTAACCGCCACGGATTGACATATAAGTCGGCAAGAAAGGCCTTGTAAATCTTAACGGGCCGGTCGATGTAAAAGTAGGACAAAAACGCGCTGATCCATGCTTGATCCACTCCAGAAAGAGACAGGGTCAAAGAATTAACCTGCACATCTGCCGTTTCCTCGATATCCGTAAACCCCAGGAAATGACCGAGGGCGAGGTATGTGTGACCATTCCAGACGACATTTGTCCAAGCGTCGGTCATATAGGAAACAGTGGCAACGCCATCGGCGTCTTCCACGGTGACTTCGATGAGGTGGACAGGCTGGTTCTTGGACTTGCCCAACTCGGTGATGACGGCGGCGGTGGCGTCTCGGTCTGCCATCAAAAGACCTCCACAAATTGCACTTTTAAATCGTGCAAATTCGGTCCTTTCACGCTGAAATCGAACGTATCCGACACCAACGCGACATTAAATGGAACCGATGAAACTATGACCGCCTCATCATTGGCGGGAATCGAAAGCAGGGCCGGTTCGATATTCAAGGTTGCATAACCTGCACTGTCGCTGTCGGCGTCTTCCGTGAGCATGTAGACCTTACTATGAGCGTTGAATTTGACGAAGTCCCCGGCCCGTAGAATGTTTATGACAGAATGGGTCCAGCCTTTTGTCACAATAGAGCGACCTGAGGGAGGTGTATCGGCATGGACCAGGGGTGTGCCGGTAGCAACGCCCTGCGATGTAGCCCAGAGATCAGGCGGATAGAGGGAGAATGTCTCGTATTGCCCCCGTTGTTTGATCAGAAAGGCGACGATAGGGGCAATTTCCGAGCGTAGCAGATTCGGTGGGTATTCCGCTTCGATCTGCCAACGCTGTGCGCCTTTACTCCGGGACTGGCGGATCATGCTATGTGACCACGACACCAGAGAGGGCGTCAGGGAGGTGAACCGCATCGAGGAAAAGCCAGGTGTGGTTGGATAAACTCCGCTCATCCGTTCGGTCCCCTTTGCCCGCGTTTGTTGAATGCCTGATTAACAATGCCGGTGATCTGATTGGCGTGCTGCTGAATCGCTTGAGAGACGCTACGGGAATCCAGGGCGTTGATGTTCAGATGAACGTGAACGTGGTTTTCGTTGACCGAGGGCCGGTGATCTCCACCACCTGCCATGCTTTTGGCAACACCCGTCAACCATTCGTTTTGTTCTTCCGTAATATAGCGTTCTCCAATTTTGTTCACGACCAAGCGCTCATCTGAAGCCAGTCCACCGCTGTGCCGCCTTGGAAGAGAATCCATTATGGATATTGACGGAACCATCCGATAAAATGTTGGGGTCAACCCCATTTTGCCACCGGTATGCATACCGAAAGCAGTGGTAGCTCCACCACCCAAATCGGCACCCAGATGTATGGGTTCAGTACCTGTGTTTAACGGAGTTGAATCGCTGCCATTCATCCAGTTGAAAAGCCCCTCGATCCCGCTCGTTATACCTGCGCTCATCTGTTTGGATAGGGCGTTAGCGATGGCCCGGTTGACAGAGTTGCAAAAGGATGTGACGTAATCACCCAAGCTTTTCAGTTTCCCCTGAAAGGCGTCAAAGAAAAAGTCAGAAAAAGCCTGTTGCATGGCCTGGGCGGTGGTTTGGGCGATGTCATACATTTGCTGCCCAACATCGGTCCACTTGTTTTCCAGATCGGGCATGGCGAGCTTCAACGCCCCAAGAGGATCCTGCATAGTTTGTTCACGCAGTAAATCTGCGAGAGATTTTCTTGTTGATTCAATCGCCTTTGTCTGCTGGTACCAGGCGGTCGTGTCTTTGGTTTTATCCAGCGTCTCTAAATATTCTGTCTGGATGGCCTCCAGCTCGGTCATCAGGAGGATACGTTCATCGATAGTCTTCCGATGCGCCAATCCTTCTTTTTCAGCTATATCGAGAGCGGCAGTGAGGCTATCGATCTCCGCTTCCCTGCGGGACTTTTCATAATCCGCCGTGATCTTCTTTTTCTGCTCCGTAGCGGATAGATCGATTTGTATGAGAGCGTTTTGATATTCTTTTTCTCCCTCCGGTGTTAGCAGATTATATGATTCAGCCGCTAATTCGCGTGCTTTTTTGGCTTCCTCGTCAACATGTTTGATCCTCTTTTCGGTTTCCGAAGCGGTTAGGTCAGTAAGGTGCTTGTTTAGATCCTCGCGGGCTTTCGTCATGTCCTGCTCGATTTTCCAAGCCTTCTCCGCTTCCTTTTGTGCGTCCTCGACACCGAGCCATTGCTTTGACTCTGCCGCCCATGACTTGATTGCCTCTTCCGCACCAGGGATCTTCTTGAATTTTTCAATCAGATCGGTTTCCTTGTTTTTTACGTCTTCGATCTTCTTCTCAAATTCACTTAGACCCTGCTTATCTATGTCTGTTTCGAGATCGCGAGATGTCTTCTCCCACTCCTTTTTGAGATTTTCTAATTTTTTGTCCACCTCCGGTTTCGGGGCGTTCGCCTCCCATTCTGGTTTTTGCTTTGGACCGATATCCCGGTAATATCGGAGCAGACGGTTCGTCCCATCGTCTTCTCTGCCGACGTTGATCTGCGTTTGTTCAAATTTCTTTATTCCTTGCGCCGCCGCCTCACGCATCTGTTTGTCAATATCCGCCGTTACTGGCTTCCAACCCTGGGACCGCATGGCCATGTCTTGCAGGGCCTTCTCTGATTTCATGTAGCGATCCCGGTACTCATCGTTGGCCTTTGTCCATCGATCAGATCCGGTAAGCTCGCCAAACGTAGCGCCATGCATTAGCCGAGTGAAGGACCCGCCGACTTTGTCCAGCAACATGCCCAGCCTATATACTTCGGCGACTACATCCTGGATGCCTTCCTTGAATGAATTAACGCCCGCCATGAATTCCGGGTTCCAGTTTATTTTCTTGGCCTTGTCGTCAATGGTAACAATGGAGTCGGCGACTGCTTTCAACTCGTATTTCAGGGCATCGAAAAGCGGTTCGATGGCCTTTCCCAGAGATTGCGAGATGATATCCTTGAAGTTGGACCAGAGACCTGTCCAGGTGTCCTGCGCGGCGACGCCAGCCACCTGGTATGCAGCCAGTTTATCCATCAGGAAATTGAACAATCCATCGGCGTCTCCCTTAAATTTGTTGACGTCTTCATTTCGTAAACCAAGCACTGTGGCGATCCGGCTCGTTCGCGGATCTATAGCCCCGGTCAGCAGGGAGCGAGTTTCCTCCCCCAGCATATTCATTTGCAAGCCGATGGCACCCGCAGCCTGAACCATCGCAACCGTGAAATCCTTAACTTGTTGACGGTCAAATCCTTTGGCCAGCGCGACGGGGAGCGTTACCTGATAGGCATTAATCAATTCGTCAAGGGTGGCGATGGTCTGGAGGTTCGCGTACTGCAGTTCCTCGATGATCTTTTTGGAATCTCCCTGGGCGGCGTTCAAGGCATCCTGTGCAGCCAGAGCCTTTCCGCTTGTGGCGTCGATATATTTTCCGCCGGTCATGAAAGCCGATGCGATACCGAGCGAAGCAGTCTCGATTTGGGCGAGGTAGGTGATGCCGGATTTGATGGCGGCTATTGCGGTTCCCAAAGTCACAAATGATGCAGCAAGGCCCTTGATACTGCCCGACAAATCTTTCGATTTAGCGTTCAAGGTATCTGTATCGCTCTGCGAATCCTTGAGATGGCGCTTCAGATCGTTGAATGCAGAATCCGTCTTGTTCAGCGCCTCAATGATAAGTTGTAATTTTGTCTCCGGCATCAGCCTGCCCCGATTCTGTCTTTACATCGTTTCCGGCACATGCTGCATGCATCAACGTGCCGACATGACTTTACTCCTGTTCCTTCCTCCGCTTGCGCACCGAAAAGAATCTCAATCCACTCATAACGTTGCTTCAAGGTGCGCTTTGCCCATTGTCTTGCCTCTCCGACGGTGATATTCCAAAGGATCCAGTCTCGTCGGGTGATGTCCCCGCCGCTGACAAGGAAGCAGAGTTCGTCAACCCAATCTCCGTCAATTTCTCCTTGATCTGCGCCGTCAGAGCCCACAGATGGTTTAAAAGTGATGGAATTGGGTTCAATTCGAAAAAATGGGCAATGACCTCGATGGCCGTCTCTGGCGTAACACCATATTCAATCTCAACGGCGAGCTGAGAAATATCCTTATCTCGTGGCGTCAGGCCTTCCTCTGTGATGATCACAGCCATAACGGCAAAAAGGTTTTCCCCCAACGCCGTCACGAGCGAGATCGGGTTTAGGTCGCTCGGGATCGCAATGCCGCGCATAATGGTTCCTAACTGCTTCCATTGACCCATGACCAAAGTGCGCTGGATGAAGGTCTTATCGGCTATTAAGTAACGTTTTTCTTCCATTTCTACCTCTTAGGTGAAAGCCAGCGATAATTCGTCATCGCCAGCGTTGCGGTTAAGTTGACAATCAATGCCCAGAGAGCGAATACCGCTTTTCTCAGCCAATTTCGGGGCGGTGTACTGAACCTTCGGGGCGGTAATCGTGCAGATGTTTCCTGCAGCTCCGGTCAGGGCCAGGGAAAGTGCGCCTTCATTGCCGCTTCGCCATTTCCCGAAAAAATCGTAGGTGGCAACCAGGACCATTTCAGGATCGATGGATAGGGACGGTCTACGCCCGGTGATGACTGCGCTCTTGTAGCCGGAGGATGTGTTCACGTCGTCTCGTAGCGCGATCTCGTTATTCATATTGAATTCCAGGGATCCTACCAGAGCGGCATAGGAATCGACGGTCAACGTGGCAGACAGGAATGGCTGCGGTTTTGTGGTCTCATAGGATACGCCGGAAGAGAGGAGCGCCACATCAGTTACGCTAAAGTCCGCACCGGTGAAAACGAAATGCAGCACACCTTGCTTGCCCTTTTCCAATTTTAAACTAACGTTGCCCCTGGCACCGAAGACCGTGTATTTCATGCCGTCGTTAAACAGGGCCAGGGTTATGGAACCGACGCCGGTGGACGCAGGAAGGTAGGTAACAGATGTAACAGCCACCACGGTTTCACCAAATCCACACGCTTTCAGGAGTTTCCCCAGGGCCGGAGCGGTTCCTGCCGTGCCGGAGCCCTTCAACTCCACATCAAATTCTATCGTTGACTTTCTCGCACCGGGAACCTGGGAGAAAGTCGACAGGGAAGATGTCACATTGTCTCTGGGCCCCATTGCAATGTCCGGATTGAAATTGATATTCATGGCCAGAAAAGCATCGACTCCAGCCAGAGTCTCAGCAGCTCCTTCTGTATCTTCCGCTTTAGCCGCCATTTGCGCTCGTTTAACGATCATCAGTTTTTACCTCCTTATCCTTCGTGTCAGGGGTCGGTTTCGTATCTGCCCCAGCAGTCTGTGCTTTTTTGAGCAGCTTCGTATATTCCTGCTCCGTCAGATCATTCCCGTCCTTGTCAAGGTAGTGCGTGCCTCCATCGTTGACGTTATCTTTCATAGCTACCTCCCTTAATCGCCCATATAAAGCAGCGCCTGGGCGGTTTCATATTCGGCGCTGTAGATCGATACGCCCTTGCCGAACCAGGCAGGGCGTTCCCTCAGCAGAGACATGGGGAAAATATCTTTGGAAAGTCTTGAATCATAAAGCAGATCACGCATGCCGTTTAAAACAGCGTAAGTCCCTGGATTCTCTGATCCACCTCGCCGTGCCTCCTCCTCAGAACGTAAACTTTTATCGCATACGAAGAGAACAAACATTGGTTTTTCAATCTTCCGCGCCCCGTGCTCTTCATATTCAGACCCGAAGTACATGATGAGAATCGCGGGGAAAAGACGGGTGGCTCGTACGATACTCTCTTCGTCATCCAACTCGCCCTGATAACTTTTGATTGTCCGCACGGTCCGCCATATGGCAGGATCACTTTCGCCTACAGGCGTATAGCCGACCTTGAGAGGTGCAAGCTTTGTGATAATAGCGTCTTCAAGCTGTTCGATGGTGTACATTAGAACCCCGACATTTTCTCCCTGGTAAAAATCCGATCATTATAATCGACATTTACCGTGTTGTCCGTATTGGATGGTGCTGGAGTTGCTGCACCAAGATTGATCTTCCCTTCAGCCACCTTTTCTAAAAATCTGATGGCTTCCTTATTGCGATCTTTACGAATATCGGGAGTGACGTCCTCCCGACGGGAATAGAGGTTATAAATCGCGATATCGACGCTCAACTGACGGATCTTATCGGGAACAGGGGACAGCGGTATGGTATAACGATCTTGGCAGTAAGAATTGATTGTGGCATCGGCATCCGCAATAGCACGCGTTACGATGTCGGCATCAGTGGTTCCTACTCCATCGTCGTCCGTCAACTGGAGCAAAACGGCGCTATCGAGTTGATTCAGAATGTCCGTCTGCGTGCAGTAAGCCATTACCGTTTGCCTTTCTTCCCGGTTTTGACCGATTCTTTGCCACTGTCAGCCGCTTCCGCCGCCTCACCGGGGCTTTCTGGCGGGTCTTCCTTTTTCTCCTTCACAATCTCCACGACCAGCATCGGTTCGCTCTGGAGCGTCTTCAGATCTTCCTTCGTGAAACGCTCGTCCGGATATTCGACAGCTTCAGCGGGATGGGCAATTCCACACCGCCGAAATCCCGCTTTTTTGCTTTTGATTCTGATCATTTTCGCTCTCCTTTAGGTTTTCCCCGTGCCTCCCAGTTTCCTGGGAAGCACGAGGGAATCACATGTTGAAAGACCCTTATGCCAACCAGGGCACGACCACTAACTTCGCCGTGCCAAACCAGACGTTGCTCGCCCCGGTGGAATCGAACTGCGCTTCCACGACGGCCCGGCCATAGGACTCCAGGGTCGGAGGAACGACCAAGTGGGTCGGCATGATACCGAGCGGAACGCCTTCGTCGTTGGTGAATCCCATCATGGCCGCCCTGGCTGCCGCATAGTACGTGGCATTCAAGGTCTGCTTGCTGCCGTAGGCAAGCTGCCACAGGCCGTAACCGACGTTTTTCCGGTCATCGACGCCGTACCGGAACTTCTTCCGCATGAAAACGTTCTCGTCGTCCGGCCTATCCATCGCCACAAACTGGGGCCGCTTCCGGATCTGCAGAACAATCGGCTTGATGGGGCGGGACAGATCGAGGAGGTACCAGGGGGTCCCGGCTCCACCGCCGCTGTTGGCCACCGACGCTCCGTTGACGGAATGGTCGGTATCGAAGAAATACTGCCCGTCGAAGCATGCCGTGGCAAAACCGGCTTTGAGGAGGGCGAAGACCAGGATGTCAGGGTGCACCTTTGCCGCCTGTGCCAGTCCCTGAATCATGGGCGTATAGACGCCGATCTGATCGTCTTCGACGTCATTCCGGTCCACCTCGACGGTCGACTCGTAGTCCTTGTTGGTGATTTCGTACTTGAAGGCGCTCAGATCCTTCAGGACCCTGTCTCCCAGCCATTCCCGCATCATGGGGAAATCGCCCAGCCATTTGTAATCGACGCTCCGTCCGGTGGAGGGCGTCTGCATGGCCACCAGGGGCCACTGGCTTGCAGCCGCGTCAAACGCCTGATTGAAAACGGTGCTGAACGACTTATAAATCCCCTGCAAATTCGCTTGATTGACAATCATGTTGTGTCCTCCTTCTTTGTGTGTGGGGGAGCGTTCTCCCCCCGTTCATGGGTTATGTTACACCGTCAGCAGCTTTTTCTTGTACTCGATCCACGCTGCCAGCAGAATCACGTCATCGGTGCCGAGGGTGCCGTCTTTCGGTTTGATGGTCAGTTCCATCGCCGCCGGGTAAGCGGCAAGATTGGCCAGGGCGAGGGTCAGCGTCACGTGCTGCACGTGCTTGGCCGTGTCGTCACCCACCATCGCGCCCGTATCGCCGCCGAAGTCGGCATCGGCGTCGTATGCCGCGTCAACCACGTTGTTGTAAGCGGCGACGGTGAATTTCGTGGCGTCTCCCACGGTTGCCCCCGTCTTGGCGGCCAGGATGTGCAGCGTCATGTTGGCCGTGACATCGGCGTCAGGCGGGACAAGTACTTTTGCCGCAACAGGGAGAGGCGCTGCATGGTTATTCCAGCGAACCCCCATCCCCTTTGCCGTGACGCAGAAGCCGGGAACGTCGCTGGCCCCATCGGAGAAAGCAGCCAGGGCAACCCCCGCAGCGGAGAAGTAGGGCGTGGGAACGTTGATGACCCCTTTGGCGGTGAGCAGGCTTTGGTAGATCTCCTGGAGGGCCGCTTCGACTTCGGCCTGGGTCGTAAAGTTTCCCGCATCGGCGATGGAGATCGCGCTGGCGGCATGGGCAGCGCTTCCGTCCGCGATATGAGCGGCCGCATCCGACTGCCTGATCGCCGGTTCAATATCGATCCAAGCGTGGGTCGTATCGATGTACTCGGCGATGATCCCGGCGAAGATGTCGTTGGTGACATTCCCAACGAGATCGACGTTTTGGTCGTCGGCGATATAGACGCTGTCGCCCACGTTGGCGATGGTGATCGGCGTGGCAAAGGACATTTTGAACAGACCACGCCTGCGCACCGTGACGTTGATCGCGCCGTCCAGGCCCAGGCTGTTATCCGCTTGTTCTCTGGCGATGCCCACAAAGAGAGTGCTGGCGGTGTCTCCTGCCGCTACGGCGTACCCGGCGGCATTGACGCTAACCATCGCCCCGGCGTAAATGACGTCTCCGTCGTCCACGGGAATGGAGATGTCAACCCCTTCCCGGTATTCGGTTTTCTTGTCTGCCGCCAGCGCCGTCATGGCGAACATCATGAGAGGTTCCTCACCTCCCGAACCGAAGATCTTCATTGCCAGGGCCGCGAGGCAGACGCAGAAGAACATGAAAAACGTCGTCACACTTCCGAAACATTTGCAGATTATTCTCCTCATTTCATCCTCCTTTTCCCATCAGGGATTGGCTTATTTGTTATATTTCTTGAAGGTTTCCTCTTCGATTCCCATCATCTCGTTGATGGTCTTCTGATTGGCATCGATCCCGCCGTGGGTGTCTTTCGCCGCGATCCTGATGCCGTCCACGGGGATCACACTTCCTGCCGGACGGGACAGAACGATCTGCTTGAACTGTTCCGGCGCTTTCCCGGCCAGGTCCCGTCCCCATTTGTCCAGTTCCTCTGGGCTCGTCTTGCCTTCCTTCAAAGCCAGGGAGATCAGGTCATCCTGCTCCATCCCGGAGATTTTCTTTTTAAGCTCCGCGACTTCCAGGCTCAGGGTCTTGGCGACGTCCGCCGGAGCTTTGAGAGAAGCGACGATCTGAATGACTTCGTCTTTCCCCGCTCCTTCCTTTGCTCCCAGGGCCATCAGCACCTCTTTGCAGGCGACGACATTGACCGCGTCTCCTTCCAGTTTCGCGTTCTTGGCCACGAGCTGGGTGACCGCTTCCTCAACCTTGTCTTCCCCGGCATCACTGGCCAACCCAAACATTTTCTTCAGTTTCTCGATCATAATAGCCTCCCTTTCCTGATTTTGATTGCCCTTGTCATTCCCGTCATGGCGCATCTTGGCCATAAGCGGTTTCAAGTTATTAATCTTCGGCTGGTTCGTGAGGGCAACGTTTTCCAGAAGCACGACTTTACGATCTTTCGCCGTGATCCATAAAACCGGGGAGAAATACCGATATTCCCGGTTTTTCAGATATTCTTCCGCCCTCTTGGTCCATTCAACCGCCACCCACAAACCTTCCGTCCCTTTCCAGACCAGGCGCTTTATCCAACCGGCCGCCGGTGCCTGAACGTCCTGAATCGTTTGATGCTCGTAATCGATGACCATGTCATTGCCGCGATTTTTGAATTCTTCGATCAAGGCCGCCGCTTCCTGGTCATAGAGATAGGCCGGTTCATCGCCGGAGATCTCGATTTTGCCCCAGGGAAGAAGCTGGAACTCGGACGGCGCGCCCGTCATTTCCTTCAAAACTGATAAGATCAGATGTTTCATGGCTTTACCTCGCTGCTATGTAATCGTTGATCATGCCAAGAATCTCCGTACTGTTCGCCTCGCTTACCCCCAGGAAGGGGCGGGCGGGGATCACCGAACCGGGATGATTCACCTTTTTGAACAGGCCGTAAGGCGTCTTCAACGCCTTCTTCCGGCGGGGCATGATGATATGTGCCGCCGTCCGTCCGCCCATCTGATGAATGGCGGCGTATTCCTTGTCCGTCCCAACCATCACGGCGTTTTTCCCCATCATCTGGAAGCGGATGCTGTCCCGCAGATGGCCCGAGACCGTCAGGGTGCGGACACGCTTCGGATTCGGCGTCTTCGGGTCTTTCCACGGCGTTCCGTCGGGCGCGGGACCGCCGGCCTCGAAGCGGCGCTTGGTCTGCTCGGCAATGCGGTCGCCGATGGCCTTCAGGATGGGCGACATGTTCGACACCCGCGTGGAGATCTCACGCAGTCTTTCCCGAATCGCGTCGGCTCCGTCCACTTTGATGATGATTTCAGGCATTTACTTTTCCCTTGACATCGTTTTGCCGTTATGTTTCACTGCTTCGAACGGGCGACAGCAGGAAATTGCGGTGTGCCTGCGGCGGGTGCCCAAAAGGGTTCCTGGTATGGAGGGACAGCCGGCCTCCCGCCCGTTTAAATCTTTCCCCTGACAAGTTCATATCGTCGTTTGTCCTGCAACGCCTGCCTATCTATCTTGAACACCGAGACCGCCTCGTTGATCGTTTCCTTTAGCTTCTGAACGTAAACATTAGATTCGACTACTACTTTCATTGTCAGAGGGTCTTTCTCAGCCGACGCGACATAAAGCAATTTTCCGTCGGTGCGATCATAAAGAACGGCTTCCGACTCCAAAACGCTCCTCGGTAAATTCCGCCATTCGCTTTCCGTCAAGGCATCGCCTGCCGCTGCATGACGCTCGGCCTTCTTGCCGACAATAAGGCGGTCGCTGATGACGATCTCCGCACTTTGCGGGCTTTGGCCTTTCCCTTTCAGAAAGATCAGATCTTCTTGCATCATCGCGCCCAACAATGCATAGGCGCGTTCCGGTTTCTTCCCGGCGAAGGCTTTGTCGAGGAATGCCAGATAATTCTCCTCGATGACTTTGCGCGCCGGCGCCGCCATCTCCGACATGGCCCTGGCGCCGATATCCGCCGGCCAGTTTGCGAGCTTTCCGGCCAGGATGTCATGCGTCTGCTCCAGGTTCGCCTTTCCGATATTGAAGCCGAAACCCTTGTCGATCCCGACGGGTTCGCCGGTCGCCGGATCAATCGGGGAGGGCGGCGCTTCGCCTCTGCCCGCCTGCCTTGCCGCCTCATACTCCTTCGGGGTGGAACCATAAACCCGGCACTTGCAGCCCCAGCCGTTTTGAGGGTAATGATCATTCCACCAGGGATCATTCGCCGGAAGGGTAATGCCGTTCCAGGCGAGATGATGGGGCCTCGGAACCCGGCTGTCGCCGTGCTTGTAGGTCAGATACGGCAACACCTGTAACTGCTCCGGGTCGGTCAACTGCTCCCAGCGTCCGGCATTGTACGCCTGTCGTACGTTGGTGGAGTAGATGACCTCGCTTCGCCAGTTCCGGGAACCGTTGTAAGACCAGCCATGTTTGGAAACGATGTTGTCGAAGTCCTTGCGGAACTCCTCCAGCGTCGTCCCTTTTGTGATGGCCTTGTCCACGGCGGACCGGAAGTCCGTCAAAATGTCGGCCTTGCAGGCACCGGCGACCATGAACCCTTTGGCGTGCTGGTCTTTCCACAGATCGTCCCATTTGCGCGTCGGGATATTCAGCTTGTTTTGAAAGAACGTTTCCTGCTCCTTAAAGGGCAGTTTGAAGACGGTCAAAAGCTCCGGGTCCATCAGGGCGTCTCCTCGCGGGCGTCATAGCGGCCCGATGCCTCGGCGATGAGCATGCCCCTGGCGATCACCGCACCGAGATCCGCCGGGTCCATCTCGCCATAAAGATCGGCAATACGGTCCCGCAACTCTTCCAGGCTTACCGCCGTCTCCACCAGGCGCTTCAATGGGGCAATGAGGGCGTCGGATTCCGGGAGGGAATCCCGCCCAAGATTGTCGGCAATGATGTCCGCCGCGTCAGAATCGCCTTCTGTGGCGATTTCTCCCGTTTTGGCTATGATGACCCTCATCCCAGGGCGTTCGCTTGAAACAGGCTTATTTTTGGCAGCCAGCGGGGTCTTTTTGCCGGGCGGTTCAGGTTTGAAATCGCCAAGCGGTGTCTCCCCTTTCTGAGGCAGGGGAACCTTAAACCGATCCGAGACGTGTTCGGCAGACATCGGTTGCCCCATTTCCCAAAGATTTTTATAAACCGTACTCAGCTTTTCCAGATCTTCAGCCGGTTCGAACATGATCTTGAACCAGGGGAGAGGCTTATCCCATCCGAAATTATAGCCAACCAGGGGCCTCACCATCTGAAACCGCACCGTCTTTTCAAGGGCTTGACAATCGGCCTTTGTCAGATCCCTGCGGACCCTGTCCTGGGCGTCTTCGTTGCCCAACTTACCCGGCGTACCTTCCGTCGTGGCTGTCTGGCCGAGAATGGCTTTCGACATTTGTCGGTCGCAGAAATTGGACAGGGCCTCGTAGATGTTCTCCGTCCCGGCATTTTTCATGGCCTGAACGAACTCGATTTCCGTGCTTTTGGAAATGATTCCTGCCGCATCGGAACCCAATGACTGGATTGCCGCCACCAGGGCGTCCTTATCTTCCTTGTTCGCGCCGGGGTCGTATTTTCCCAGGCGAAGAGGCATACCGAAAACCTCGGAGAAGGCCACCCAGTCTTTCAGGGAATAATTTTTGAACAGGTACATCCAGGCGCATACACGCAGGACGCCAGCACGGGTGTCATAGCCGGATCTGGCTTTGTATCGATGATAAACCAGCTTGAAGGGCGGCATGATCTCCCCGTATACGGGCTCCGCTTCGGTTACGATACGAGGTAATTCAAAGCTCTTAGCCCACATGTCACCACCCCGTTCATAGAAAACGGCTTTCTTGGGGTGGATCCAGGACAGGCCTCCAATGACAGCCTTTCCGCCGTCGATCTTCCACAGGATTTCGCAGAGGGAATAACCCTTTCCAATAGCGTCCAGGAGGTCCAGCAGGGCATCGTCAAAGCTGTCGAGGTTAAAAATGCAATCGGAGACAAAATCCCGAATTTTCTTATCCTCGGCAGACTCCGTCCAGGAAGTCAGATCATAGTCCAGGCCCAGGACGGCGTTCTTCCTCGTCTGTAATTCCGAAAAGAGATGGGTATCTTTCTCCTCCATCTCCTCGAATAACTCAGCCTGCCGGTAAACGTCCCCGCCGTCGGCCTCTTTGAAAATGTCGGCCAGGCGCTGGGGGGTGAGTCCTTGACTCGGATAGGATGACCATCGGTCCCGGATCGTCGTCACGGCGATCTCGCGGGTCTCCGGCTGTTTCATGACCTGAATTTCTTTTCCGAATTGATCATATAAAATTGCCATTACCAGGCCCCCTGCTGTGCAGCGAAGCGCCGCTTGTTGACAGTTTCGTATTCTACAGGTCCGGATTCTCCTTCCGATGTGGCAAACCAGGCTAATGCGCCCGAAACCCCGGAATCTCCGTGCCGCTGTTTGTTATCCTTGCCTTTCGTCTTCGTTTCCGGCAGTTTTGCTACCCCGCGGACGACCTTGAAGGCCCGGTGATCCTCGATAATATCGGCGTCTTTCGGAAGCGTAATGGAGCGATCCTCAAAGGCCGATTTGTATTTTGGCATATGTTCCCGGTACCAGGTCTCGCTCAACATGACCTGGGCGATGCGCGAGGCTCCGTATTTCTGCATGGCCACTTCCGCCAGATACTGGCCGTTGCCTCTCGCGTCGAGCGCTCCGTAACGGAACCGGGGAAGGCGGTCGACAATGTAAAACAGCACCTGCTCCTGCTGCTTGAACGGGATGTTTCGGAGTTCCACGATAAATGGAGCGCGGAATGTGGCTGATTGCTGCTCGCAAAGAGGCGTGATGACCGTCAAGTCACCCGTCCGACCGAAGTCCTCCCCAAAATAGGAGGCACGCTTGGCATCCAGTTTTACCAACAAGGGCTTCAGGGTTTCATCACACCAGTCCTTCACTTCCGCATAACGGATATGATCGGCGACCTCGGCAAATGCTTTCGATTGTTCATAACGGATGACCGGGATCTCATCGGAGAGGCAGGTTTCGATCAGCGCACGGGTCAAAAAGGTTCCCGTTCCCTGGCTCGGGATGCAGAAAAGTTCTTCATCGGCATCCTCCCCGTAGGAATCGATCATTCCTTGCCGCCAGGCCGCCTCTCCCTCTTCAGTCCATTCCCGGCCCAGGACCTCGCAGATCCTCCGGTAAAGACCGTCCTGCAGGGCAGCGTCAAAGTCCACCCGATGGAGACTGTACGGCTTCTTCCCGGCCCGGATATCCTGAATCACGGAATTGAATTCGTTCGTGTCGCCGAAATGCGTACTGATGACCCGGACCTGGCCGCCCCACATCAGGAGGGCCAGCGCCGCCTTGAGCAGCCCGGCCAAATCGTCATGGAATGCCGCTTCATCGATGACCACACGCCCCTGCTTGCCGCGCAGGTTCGTCGGGCGGCTGGAAAGCGCCGTAATCCTCCAGCCCGATTCAAGGGTGATCTTGTAGGCCAGGATCTTCTTTTCCTGGACGACGCCAGCCACCTCTTCCTCATCGATTTCCTCGTATTCCTCCATCGTTGACGCAGCCAGGTTGTAAGCCCGCGCCCAATTGGCGCAGTCGTTGATGAATTCGAGGGCCATGTCCTTCGTGTAGCCGATGTACCAGACGTTCCGTTTCTCGCCGCTGCCGACCTCCGAAGCGTAAAGGGTATCGTCAGCCGCCTCGGCCCAGGAAATACCGACACGGCGCGATTTTTCGATGAATTTGACCGCAGATTGATCGGCGACCCAGCGGGTCTGATAAGGCAATAAGATGCCCGTGGCGGGTCTCGCCTGGTCAAAATCGGTCTGCAGTTGAGCTACATTCATTACTTTCCTGCCAACTTGCCTTCCAGTTCTTCGGTTTTTGCTGCTTGCCCTTTCTGGTAGGACATCCACTCGCAAAAGAAACCTACCGGACGCTCCCCGTCGTCATGATATAAGGGCACACTTGTTACGTTACGGGCGACGCCATTCGAATCGAAATAGGCCAGGTTGACACATGAATCTGACCAAACATGCGCAATGATGGCTGCTTCCGGCTGCTCGCCAGCATCCTTCTGCGTTTTCCCATGACGATAGAAAAGAACCACTCTTCCAACGGTAGGTGTGATCATGATCTTCCTCCCAGTCTCACGCCCTTTAGACGATCCCCAAAATCTTCTTCCGGATCTCCTCGGCGGTCTTTTCGGAAAGCCCGCCCTGCTTGGCGACCTTGACGACCTCTTCAGCCGCGTCCTTCGCTTTGCTCTTGGCCTGCGCCATCCATTTTTTCTGATCGACGCTGGCCTTGCTCAACTTGGCCACCATGATCCCCATTTTCGGGAATATCTTGGCGAAGGCCACCGGGTCTTCGGTTTGCAGATTGACCAACACGTCAAAGGCTTTTTCCTGCACCAGGCTGATCAGGGCGTCGCTCATGACGCCTTCGTTGTCTCCGACCGCCTCTGAAACGGCGCGGGCCTGCTCCGAAGCGATCTTGATCGCCGCCAGGCGGTCCTCAAAGGCTTGTCCGTAACGGTGTATTGCCGCATGGGAAATCTCAAACCCCTGATCCCGAAGCCATTCGGATAACGCTCTGTAATCGGAAAAACTTCCGCTGATCAGGCGCTTGTCCAATTCCCGCTTTACGGCGTCGGGAAGTTTCGTGATCTTCGATCTCGAAGGCATATCACCACCATTTCTTGGGACGGGCGATTCCAGGGCGGCAATCGACGGTATATTCAACGATGTCGATCCCGTGATTGTTGATCTTGGCTCGCCACACAGGGCTGTCCCGATGGGTGACCGCGATCAGTTCGCGTTCCTCCAGGTAATCGAGTTCCCGGCGGATGTCGTTCAGCGTCACGTCCAGGATGACGGGTTCGATGGCGTTGCGGATCATGACTTCCGACGTGCCGCTGGGCTGGGCTGCATGCAGCGTCCTCAAGATCAGCCAGCGCATCTCAAATCGCCTGGCGTTTTCCATGTCGATGGGAAGAGGTTCCTTCATTACAATCTCTCCTTCAGTCTTTCGATGGAGTCATGGACACGGTCCAGCTTGGCATTGATGACAACCTCAAACCGCACAAAATCCTCTTTCCTGACGTAGGAGAGAGGAAGGTCGGCTTTCATTTCCAGAACGTCCTTCTCCAGCTTGGAGATGTCCTTTCCCCAGCCTTCGAGGCGGCTGTTGATGTCGTCGCAATGGGCCTTGAACATGGTCCGCAATACCGCTACGATCAGCACGCTCCAGGCCGCGATCAGACCGGGGAAAGGACATC